GCTTATTATGCAGGTCCGATAAATAGAAAAGGATATGTTACCACGCCCGGGCATCGATTCAAAAGCAACGATGAAGCCAGAGAATATATGGAAGAAGGATGAGAAGTTTTTGCGCCAGGAGCATCTTCTCACGATTATCACCGATTTTTCGGAGAGATGGGATACAGCAAAACGAAAGTAATAGATCATACATCATCGGCTGGCGATTGGGTCTTTGGAATATACGATGGAGAATATTGGTGTCCGGCATTTCAGGAAAACGCATATCCCGAACATGGATTTAGATATTCTATCGATATTTCCGTGGCTGCAAAAACATTCGAAGAACTGACGGCAAACGCATTTTAGAACGTTAACAATTTAACGTCATGGTATGTTTCTCCCATATAAACTTTTATTGGGAATCTGCCGTCAAAACTCATAATATTCCTCAATTTTCTCAGAGTTTCGATTCCATCATCCTTATGGAAATCTAGCAACACGGCATCATAGATATAAAGCATAACTTTTGTCTGTTTTCCCTGTAAGTAATCAAGTATTGTTTTTACTTTAGGAATACTCAATTCTCCCTCGGCTCCTTGAAGAATATAGTTGAATACTTTGTTGGGACTTGGCTCTAAAACGTGTTTATTTGTTATTTGTCGCCCAAGGAAAGGAGTTAACACATAGCCGACCGACTTAAACCGCCCCCACTGCTCATCGATGTATTTTTTAAGATTGGAAAGATACTTAATATGTGAGTACTTATCCTCTACCCCACCATAAACTTGTCGAAAAGTAAGAGTTTTTGCGTTTTTAATGTCAGTTTCATCGACTTCTCGTTTTTGGAAATAGAGTTTGGCAAGATATTCATAAACATCGGTAGTTACTGGAATATTATAATTGGTTAAATAAGCAATAATTCGAGGATGAAATGCTGTATAATCCAATACTACTATTGCTCCATCCTTTCCATATCTTGATCGAAAGCATTTTCGGGTTCCGTCCCTATGGTTTAATGCCATGTAATTGACATTTGCATATCTATTGCTTGGTCTGCCGGTTGAGGTATAGACATTATATTGACTTCGTGCTATACTAGAAGGTCCAGGATCAATGTTGAACTTCTCTTTGAACATTTCTCTATCTACGAAGATGCCTTGTTTTTCTATATCTCCTAGAGTACCAAGGATAAGGTCATTGAATTGGGTAAAATCTGTATCTGGCTTGAAATCTTTAATTATTTCTATTATTGTATCCGCCAGATCATTAAATGCTTCCAGATGTTTCATCAGCGGAACTATCGAATTTATTTTACTATTCCCGAAGGCATTTTTACGAATTAGATAATGGGCGGGAGTATCGAATTCGGATAATTCAACTATTTCGTTCTCTTTCATCCATCCTACCAGATTAACATCACAAACATTGGGAGTGTCAACCATATGACAGAATGATTTTTTATCAAGTGCCCACTTTTTATTTTGACTTGCCCGAAGGATTTCTCGGAAAGCATCTTCTTTTATTTCTGGTCTGGAATCGGGGTGATTAAAAGAATAATAATATGTTCTCCCGGTCAGTATATTGCGAACAAAAAGAACGCTGGGAGTACTAATGGCGGAATGAAGGTGTGGATTTTCTGGAACAATATGTACAATCCAATCGCCTTGCTGGTTTTCCAGTTGAAAGCGTGCTAAATCGGATGCTGTTTCTATCATCAACCCCGAAGTGTAACTGGAAATCTCGACGAAGTCAAGTTGTTTTAGGGAATACCGAGTCGTTCTTTAATAAACCCACGAAGGGGAATAACTCCCGCCGTAATTACTGTGATCCATTTGCCTGCTTCGATAGTCTCTTGAACATCTATAATACGAAATATTACATCCTTTTCAGAATATGGCTGTGGAAGATTTCTCACTAAAAACATCATGAAAGTACGAAGTCCTCCCAATCCTTGAATAGTAAATGTTGCCTGAATGCCCGGCATGATCCCCGTATATTTTGGATTATGCTCCGCATCGCCATCATCCAGTAGCATCTGTAAAACATCCGGGGCAGTTGATGGTATAGCCAATCGACGAACTATGTTGCCAGTAGTCATTTGACATGCTCCTTCTGGAGGAGTAATTCCCTGCAAACTCTGCATAGTCTTCGCAAATCCACTTCGATCCGAATTAGGATGTGAAAAAGTCCCGTCACCTTCTCCAATGTGCAATCGATCAGTAGCATGATAATCAAGCAATTCATTAGTACCATTCGTGATATTAGTCGTATCTTGCGGACGTGCGGTAGAAGCATAAATGGTTCGGATGATCTGGGGATTGCTGGGGGTAGGCTTAAATTCAATTCCAAGAAGAAGGCTGTCGGCATCAAAATAATCAAATGCCCACACTTTTCCACGATTGGGCGAATACATAAACTTGGCATCAACTATTTTCATTGGAGCCAAATCAGTTGAACCTAACTTCTGGTCTCCATTGCCATTTACTATCTGCAAATCCCAGAAATTTCCACAAGCTCTGGTAATACCTTCAAGTATTTTCTCAACAAATTGATAATACGTTTGAATATCGCCGGTGTTTTTTAGAAGACCCTTGAGAAACTCGACATTGACATAAATATGACGAAGAAGCCCAGAATATTTGGCGGGATATGTATTCCCATCAATTGTTTCTTGATTAATAAACGGAAAAGCACAACTGCCTTTTTCTATTCTTTTTTCCGGGTTCTTTCCTGTCCCATTTTCTGGTTCATTTTTATAACGAATGAAATTGATGAGTTGATCGATATTATCCCGAAGAACCAATCCACGTTTTGTATCCTTGTCGGTGAGCATGGTCTGAGAACAAACTGTATAAAGCCTGAAATCAGCCAGACGACCGGCGGCTTTTGCATCTGCGTGGTTTTTGGACACTGGTTGCGGAACATCGGCGTCGGAAAGATTGGCCTTATAATCATTAGATGTATAAACTGCTCCACCGCCAGATACAGGAGAACTAACCAAATGGCCAGGCGATACAAGAGTAGGATTATCACGACCCCAGCTTCCATAAAAATATTTCGGGGCTATTGCACTAGGAATAAGACATATTGACTTGTCGGCTGAAATCATGTTGGGGTGTGCATTTATTACAACATTATCAATGTCAATTCGAAACATTTCTTTGCCCTTAACTCCTGGCGGAGACGAATGGAAATTAATGGCTTCGATAACCAACCCCAGATTTAACCACAAATCTTTAGAACTCGGCTTGTCAAAATCTTTGTTGCTGGTATTTATATTGAAATCATTTTTCTTATCCTGTGGGTCTCTTCCAAAAAATACTCCGTGCAAGTATTCTTCCCAGTTATTTTCGTGTTTCTTACGAACATAATGAGCAAACAACCGTAAATCGGGATTTGTCATTGGAGGATTGCTATGGATATTCCTAAATTGATCCAGATTCGTATTAATAAATTGTCTCAAACTATTAATGGGGATTTCCTTCATCTCTTTCTGGTCATCTTTGTTAGTTTTATCAGTCGAAGTTGAATCAACAAGTAATCCTGCATAAATTCGATCTTTAGATGTAATCTCGGTTTTACATCGGAATTTATTGCCATCTATTGCCCACTCAAAACCGGTAATAAGTCCAAAAATAACATCATAATTTCCCCTTGAATTGATAATGTTTTGGGTATAAAGCGGATAAGGATTGTTATATAGATTCTTAAGTAATTCCTCGTCAGTAATATCTACCAGTGATGTTGGATTATAATGATTCCATCCCCATTCCATAATACATGAAACACCGAGAACCAGAAAATAAGGAGTCATATATTCCAGTTGTTTTTGAGAAAAGCATACCCATTCGACCGAAGCACGACGAAAATGTTCCCTCTGAATAGTAACGGTAACTCGTTCTATTTCTGGAGCAGGAACATGAATTGGATAAGTGGAACTGTTGAGATCGTTATCTATAGTATGAATATCGTGGGCTTTGTTGGGAACATATCCAATAACAGATGGATTATTGTTCGTGGCAGTAAATCCATAATCAGCATAAAATCCTTTGCCTCCAAAGAGTATAAATCCCGGCTTATTAATTCTAGGAAGTCCCATGCTATTTGAGCACAAACGCACCCATGGTGACATGGGGCCTCTACTCTTGGACCATTCTCCAGTTTCATTGTTCCATTCTCCTCTGGAAGTCTCAACATACCGAAAAC